GACTCATTTTCTTCCTTGACTTCCAATTTGCCTCCGGGCGAGGAATGGGCTTATTGGCCAATGAATCACTCTTTGGCGGCGGAAAAGTCGGTCAGGAGATCACTGGTGGTGTAGATCTTGGTGAAAGCACCGCTACGAAGGCAAATGCCGAAAAAGGCTTTTATAGCCTCAATAATGGCTATTCCTCCACCACTGGTTCGTTGACGATGCAGAACGGGCTAACTGTAGTTGCTTCAGGTACCGTTGGTACTACTGCTGCAGATGCGACCATCACGCATGCGAGTCTTGGCGCTAGCACAATTAAGACTTCTCTTAATAAGCTTTGTCAATTTGATCCTGATCTTTCAGGCGCTCTTGCTGTTGTCGTGACCTCCGCCGGCCACGCCAATTATACGCAGTTGAATCGTAATAATCTTATTACGCTTAACTTTGTTTCTGGTTCTTCAACTGCTCAGATAGCTGCGAACGCCGCTACACACGTGCGTCGACTGACAACTATGGTTGGTAGAACCGCAGCGCTTGCTAGTGCCAATCCTTCTGCTCTCAATCCAGAAAGCGCTGACACGTCACTTGTGTTCGTCTTTACGGATGGTACAGATGGAACCGGCTATCTTGACTACTCTGGTGATGCCAATGTAGACAGTATCGTTTCAAGCGTGACCGGTCGAAATGTCGACTCACCGGTTAACAAAACGCTCACTTATGCAACTTCCGATAACTTTGGTGGCACAGCAGTTGCTGGAACATCAAATGCGCTCGGCGCAGTAGTTGGTACTGAGACTTGGGGTCTTGAAAACAATCCCAATATCCCAGAAATCGACATCAAAGTTGATAGTGTGTCCGTTACGGCGCAGACCAAGAAGCTCAAAGCGAAGTGGACTCCTGAATTAGGTCAGGACCTCAATGCTTATCACAATCTCGATGCCGAGGTTGAGCTTACTGGTATCCTTTCTGAGCAAATTGCTCTAGAAATTGATCGCGAGATCCTCAATGATCTCGTTAAGGGTGCCACTGCTGATACGCTTTACTGGTCACGCCGACCTGGTAAATTCCTTAATCGCAAAAACGGCACTCCAATTGAGGGCCTGATAGCGAATGAGAGTTTGCTTGGTGCTGACTTTACTGGCACAGTGTCTGAATGGTATGAGACTCTCGTTGAGACAATCAACGATGTTTCTGCTGCTATTCATCGTAAGACACTTCGTGGCGGAGCCAACTTTATCGTAGTAAGCCCCGAGGTTGCTAACATCCTCGAGTTTACTTCCGGTTTCCGTGCTGATGTAACAGGTGATGTTGACAGAGGCACAGTTGGTTCTGTGAAGTCTGGTAGTCTTAGCAAGAAATGGGATGTATATGTAGATCCTTACTTCTTGAGAAATGTTGTCCTTGTTGGTCGCAAGGGCGGTTCATTCCTCGAGAGTGGTTACGTATACGCTCCGTATGTACCTCTCCAGGTCACACCGACGATCTTTGGTGTAGAAGACTTCGTGCCCCGCAAGGGTGTCATGACTCGCTACGCCAAGAAGATGGTGCGTCCTGATATGTACGGTCTTGTTGTAGTAACTGAGTTGCTTGGTTAATAATTAACCAACTAACCTTTTTACGGAAAACCCCAGTTTGGCTTCGGTTAGACTGGGGTTTTCCTTTTTCCAAAACTATTTAGAGTGTATAGGAGAATTTTATGAATGGCTGTACCTACTCTCACCCCACAAAGCGAAACCAGCGCTATCAGGTTACCAGCTACCGGCACGACATCACATGTCGCTGCAGCAGTGCCATTTGGTGTATATACAGGATCAGTTAATTTCAGATCCGGAGCCGTCGATCAAGTTTCATATACATACAGAAAGTTAGGCGGTGATGTACTAGACATTGAATTAACTGAAAAGAACGTTTATACTGCTTATGAAGAATCTGTGTTAGAATATTCATATATCGTTAATATACATCAAGCAAAGAACGTATTATCTGATTTACTTGGGAACACAACTGGAACTTTTGATCAGGATGGAAATTTAAAAGGTAGCAGCCTTTCATCAAGTTTAAGCGGATCTAACATTTCTCTTAAATTCCCTCAAGTTAGATTTGAATATGCTAGAAGGCTTTCACAAGGTGTTGCAAATCTGGCTGCCGCCGGCGGCAACGAAACAGAATATTCGGCATCTTTTAATACGACAGTTGATAAACAGGATTATGATCTTCAAACTATAATATCAGGTTCGAGTGACTTTCAAAGAACAAATTCTCTGGTTGGAAACAACAAAATTACAATTAAACAAGTTTTTTTTAAAACACCGCAATCAATGTGGAGATTTTATGGATATTATGGTGGTTTAAATACAGTTGGAAATATGCAAAATTATGGCCAATGGGCTGATGATTCACAGTTTCAAATTATTCCGCCATGGCACAACAAGCTTCAAGCGAAGGCCTTCGAATCCTCAATTTACACAAGAAATTCACATTACTCATATGAAATAAAAAATAATAAATTAAGAATATATCCTTTGACGACATCTGTTAGCCCAAAAAAGTTGTGGGTTAGATTTACAATAAAGAGAGATGCATGGGAAGAATACAGCGATAGACAGACGGGAACTGATGGCGTCAATAACATGAACACTCTTCCGTTTGCAAATATACCATATGAAAATATAAATTCAATTGGGAAACAATGGATCAGAAGGTTTGCTTTGGCTTTGACAAAAGAAATGTTAGGCCAAATTAGAGGCAAGTTCACCACAGTACCAATCCCCGGGGAATCTGTGACATTAAACCATAGTGAACTGCTATCTCAGGCAAAAGAAGAACAGGAAAAATTGAGAGAGGAATTAAAAACAACTTTGGATGAATTAACTTATGCTAAATTGGCTGAAATTGATGCTGCCAAATCTGAATCAGTACTTAATTTGAACAAACTGACACCTTTCCCAATTTTTGTAGGTTGATAAAAAACAATGCCTAAATGGAAACAACCAGACCAGCCGCCACCTCCTCTTTTTACCGGGAAAAAAGAGCGCGATCTAGTAAAGCAAGTTAATGATGAACTAATTGAAAGAGTAATTGGTCAACAAGTATTATATTACCCTATAAGTCTAGAGCATACAAATTTTCATCCATTGTATGGGGAGGCAATTGAAAAAACCTTCTTGCCGCCAATTCGTGTTTATGCGTTGATTACATGGGAGGAATTACAAACATCATGGATGGCCAATGTTGGGGTTGATAGAAAAGCAGCAATAGATGTGCACTTTCATAAAAGAAGATTAACTGAAGATCAAAATCTTTATGTTCGAGTTGGAGACTTTGTTTTGTATGGAGAAATATATTATGAAATTGTCACCCTGAGTGAGCCGAAACAGTTATTTGGCCAAGTTCAGCATCGCATGGAGATATCAGCAAAGTGTATTAGAGCACGTGAGGGACTTTTCAATGCCAAGTAAGAAAGATTATACAGGAATTTCGGATCCAAAAATACTAGAAGAGCGACTTATCATGCCTTCTACTTTTGAAACCATTGATAGTGCGGTATTTGAGCTTCTGGATGATGGTTTCAACATTTTCTGCACAACAAATGAAGGATGGAGAAAAGTACCAATCATTTGGATGACGGCCGAAAGAGCATTTCAAGTTAAAAATAATCAAAACTTAAGAGATTCTTCAGATTCAATAATTTTACCAATTGCCACAATTGAGAGAACGTCTATAGATAAAAACCCAGAAAAGAAGGGAATATTTCAGGCGCATATTCCACCAACGTTCGATAAAAAAGGTGGTTCAATCACAGTTGCGAGAAGAATAAATCAAGATAAAACTTCAAAATATGCAAATGCAAATGCTTTTGATAAGAGAGGTCAAATTAATTTTCCTAAAGAAAATAACAGGGTTGTTTATCATACAATTTCGATCCCAATGCCTGTATACGTAGAGATTAACTATAGTATAGTTTTAAGATCCGAATATCAACAACAAATGAACGAAATGTTAACTCCATTCATAACAAAGACCGGAGGTATAAACTATACTGTCATCGAAAAAAACAATCATAGATATGAAGCATTCATCCAACAAGGGTTTACACAAGAAAACAACAACGCAAATTTAGAAGCCGAGGAAAGAACCTATAAAACTAAAGTTGATATCAAGATTTTGGGATATTTAATAGGCGAGGATAAAAATCAAGAACAACCAAAAATTGTCATCAGAGAAAATGCAGTAGAGTATAAAATGCCAAGAGAAAGATTTGCCACTGAAGATGAACTTGAGCATATTGGCAAAGAAGGGTTTTATAGAGAGAGTTAATATTTTTATAAAATGGGTTTTCGAGTATTTATCAACTATTTATATAAGAATATAGTTATTCGTTTAGAAGGAGAATACAGGCATGCCACAAGGACCAGAAAGCAAATTTAAATTTGTATCACCAGGTATTTTTATTGATGAGATTGATAATTCTCAAATTATTAAAGCATCAGATAGGACCGGCCCAGTACTAATTGGGAGAACCCTTCGCGGACCGGCATTGAGACCAATAAAATGCCAATCATTTTCAGAGTTTGTTGAAATATTTGGAGATCCAATTCCTGGTGGCGCCGGCGGAGATGTGTGGAGAGATGGTAATTTTACTGCTCCCACGTATGCAGCATATGCTGCTCAAGCTTGGTTTAAAAACAACTCACCGTTAACCATGGTTAGATTACTGGGCGCCGAACACTCACAAGCTATTGATGCTGGTAGAGCTGGATGGGATATGGGCGATATTACTGTGGATGCCGACACTAATGCAGGCGCCTATGGGTTGTGGGTGATGGACCATACGAAAGATTCCGGTACCCCAACTTCGACGGGTGGAACCTCTATGACCCTTTCAGCATCCTTGGCGGCGGTTTTCTATCTGAAAAGCGGGTATAACATCGAATTGACAGGAAACGACACAGCCAACAGGGCAATGTCTGGTGGTGCATTATGGGTTCCGACCGCTTCAGACGGCGCGAGCTGGACTGCAGTTATTAGAGGGGGGGCTAATTACACAGATAGTCAAAAATATACTTTCAACCTTAACAGAAATTCTGCCAATTATATTAGAAAAGTGTTCAACGTCAACCCCACTTTAACGAACACCACTATTACAAACACAGCCGCTAAAGAAAATTATTTTCTAGGTGAAACGTTTGATAGATCTGTAGAAGAAATAGTTGGCACAAGTCCATCATTTGCTGCCTTGTTTGGCCTGGGAAGCCAGAATGGCAGTTATGAGTGGGGTGACCAGAGAGGGCAATTAACAAGATCAAAGACTGGTTGGTTTATTTCTCAACATATAGGAAATTCTGGTTCATTTAATGCCGAGAGCATGAATAAGCTTTTTAGATTTTACTCTATTGAAGGCGGAGTATGGAACCAGAACAACGTTAAAATTTCAATTAAAGACATTTTCCCAGGCACCAATGAGTTTGATCCTTATGGATCTTTTACAGTTTTGGTTCGCAAACTCGGTGATACCGATTCTGCTCCTGCAGTTTTGGAACAGTTCACAAATTGCAATTTGAATCCAAATTCTCCAGCTTATGTTGCAAGAAAAGTTGGAGATCAATATAGAACATGGGACGAGGGAGAGGCACGATATAAAGTTTATGGCCAGTATCCAAACGCCTCAAAATATATATATATTTCTATGAACGACGATGTTGAATCGGCGGCAGTCGACCCCAGGACGTTACCGTTTGGCCTCCATGGCCCTGATAGACTTAGATCCCTGGTTTTGGTGTCTGGTTCCACCACTGCTGACATCGGCGGCGCGGACGCAGGAGCAGGGAAAGGAGATCCCACCGGTGGCGACCGATCCGGCATGAAAACAATGCAATATACACACTTAACTTGGGGGCCCACGATCTTCATCAGAGGCAATAAAGAGATAAGCTCTAATGCCCACATCGTAGCTACCACCAAAGGAAACTTTATGGCCACCGCGTCGTCCGAAATGAACCGTCCGGACGAAGTTGGTTACTACACCACTCTCCATCCCAAAAAATCCGCCGACGCCGACGCCGGCTTGACAGCTTCTTTCTTTTTCCCAGCTATTCCGTTGAGAAAATATTCTGATGTCGGTGGCACCAATCCTCAGACAGCTTTTTGGGGATGTCAAACCGATATCAGCGGAACTACAAGATTCGACAAGAGTATCAGAGATATTGTTCGTCGCTTCCCATATGGAATTACAGAGGGTGGTACCACCGCTAGCGATTACACAGAAAAATCATGGCTCTTCACGCTGGATGACGTTGTTGAAGTAGCAAGCAACAAGTTTGAATATATTTCTGGAAGTAGAAATGGAGTTGGGGTTCCCATGGGCGAGCCTGGAAATATTCCCGCTGGCCATCCCGCGGGTATGAACGTTACAGGCACATCATATACCGCTGTCAACGGGTGGGAAGCTCTTTTGAAAACGGTAGGTGTTAACCAATTCACAGCTTTGCTTCAGGGCGGATATGACGGAATCGACATAACAGAGGCGGAACCATTTAGGAATACAAGACTAGATGATCCGTCCTCTGGCCCGACTGTTTATAACAATTATACGTATAACTCAGTTAAACGTGCAATTGATAGTATCGTAGATCCGGAAGTAGCAGAATATAACATTGCTTCTATGCCAGGCATCACGCATGCCGGCCTTACGGAGCTTTTAATTAAAACATGCGAAGGTCGCGGAGATGCACTTGCAATTATTGATATAGAAAATGATTATGTACCACTCACAGAGGGGACATCTGAAACAATAGGCACTGTGAAGTCTGCTGTTGACTCACTTCAAAATAGAAGGATCAATAGTAGCTATGCATGCACGTATTATCCATGGGTTCAAATTAGAGATAGTGCACAAAATTCTATTATTTGGGCACCGCCTTCAATTGTAGCATTGGGAACTTTGTCTTTCAGTGAAAGAAAAAGAGCACTTTGGTTTGCACCTGCTGGATTTACAAGAGGCGGCCTGACCGTAGGCGCCGCTGGAATTCCAGTTGTCGGCGTAAGACAAAGACTTAGTTCAAAGGACAGAGACAAGCTTTATGAAGCCAATATTAATCCTATTGCTTCATTC